ACACATCTTGCAATTTTCTTAGCGGGAGGCCTGTTTTAAGGTTGCAAGTCTTAGCCATGTAAAATGGTGTGGGCCGGCGAGGTGAGAACTCCCGACCCGTGACCAACCTGCAACTACAGGCCGATGGACAAATCCTATCCGTTCAATCCCGAATGTTTCAAGCTTGGGCACCCATGCTCAAGGGGGCACCACTGGGAAACCACTAGCCTTTGCCTTAGATACATCAAAAGTGGTAGATGCGTTGAATGTGAACGCGCCCGAAACAGGCAAAGATCATATAATCCAGAAAAAGCCAAGGAATACTATTCAAGAAGGTGCGAGCAAGATAATTGGAAGGAGGAAAGGCGTCAACGTCAACGACTTATTAATAGCAAGCCAGAAAATAAGCGCAAAAGACGTCAAGCCAAAAAAGCCGCAAGAGCCGCCTTTAAGGAAGCCGGCCTTACGGTTCGCGGGACTGTTTATATTAAACGAAGAATGACTGATATGCAAAAATCAATCCGCGATGCCGGAAGGCGACCAACCGTGCAGCAACTGGTTTTTGCGGAACAATTAAGATACTGGAAAGAAAATCCAAGTGAAGCAAAACAAAAAAAACAAGAGCGTCAGCGCAGGCATAATGCTTGGCGCTACAAGGTTGATCCAAATTATAGAATTTATCACCGCGAAAAGTCAAAGCGTCGAAAGGCCGTGCAGCGCGGATCCGTTGGAGTGCATGTTACTGCAACGCAAATACGAAAGCGGTTTGACCAATTTTCAAACCTGTGCGCCTATTGTGGATCCAATGGTGATCTTCATATTGAGCACGTGATACCGATCGCCAAAGGAGGCAATCATGTTCTTGGCAACATCATTCCAGCATGTTCTCGCTGTAATTACAGCAAAAATACAAATCCAGTGGAAGAATGGTATCGAGCACAGGCATTTTTCTGTTCTAAGCGGTGGGACAAGATTAAGCGCATTCTGGGACTGCAAAAGAGCAGCGTTGGCCAGATGAGCCTTTTGTGAGCTTGGTTGCAACTATGATGCAACCGGGAATGCAACGGGTTGCATCATGCCGATAAACTCCACGGCTGGAGCCGATTTGATTCGCACAACGACCGGCCGGGCCTGCACCCGGCAAAATCTGGAAAAAATGTGCAAGGCTGGCCGGCTGCCTAGAAGCTGTGTTTCACTCAAGCCCATTCGACTGGACCCTGACCGGCTGGTGGGTGAGTACTTGGCCAATGTGGACCCAAGGCAGGTTGGAGTCATTCAGTCCAAGTCCAATTCGTCTCTGGTGACATCATCATTACCTAAGAAAGCGGAGCTAGCGCCAACCCGTGCGGTGAGTGACCGGCAACTGCGGGAGTTTATTGACGGGCTACCAGAGGATCAAATCCCGGATCTGAATAAAAGCAGGGCACGGCGTGAGCATTACCAGGCGGAGAAGGCTAAGCTTGAAGCGTTGCAGGGCCGCGGCGAACTGGTGCCAGCTGAGGAAGTGAAGCGCGAGGCGTTTGCGATGGGACGACAGATCAGGGATGCAATGCAGGGCATCCCGGACAGGGTGGCATCATTGCTAGCGGCATCCTCAGATGTTCGCGATGTGCATCAAATGCTGACGGAAGAGATCCGGGTGGCGTTGCGAGGTTTGGCGGATGGCTGACGCTGCAAAGTTGTACCGGGATGCAATGCGTGAGGGATTGCGGCCACCGGCTGCAATGACGGTGAGCGAGTGGGCTGATGCGCATCGTGTGCTGAGCGGCAAGGGCAGTGCGGAGAAGGGGCCTTGGCGGACTGATCGGACGCCATACCTACGCGAGCCGATGGATTGCCTGAGCCCTAGCAGCCCATGGCGGCGGGTGGTGTTGATGTTCGGCAGCCAGATGGGTAAGACGGAAGTGGTGCTGAACTGGCTGGGGGCGATTATCCACCTATGGCCGGCGCCATCCCTGCTGGTGCAGCCGACTATTGATATGGCGAAGCGTCTGAATCGCCAGCGGCTGGATCCATTGCTGAGCGAAACGCCGGTGTTGCGCGAACTGGTAGCGCCTGCCCGCAGCCGGGACAGCGGCAACACGATGTTCTCAAAGGAGTTCCGCGGCGGGCTGTTTGTGCTGACCGGCGCGAACAGCGGCAGTGCGCTGCAGAGCATGCCGGCAGCAAACCTGGCAGCGGATGAGGTGAGCAGCTACCCCCTGGAGGCAGACGACAAGGGCGACCCATTGGAGAACGCGGAAGCGCGAACGACGACATTCCCGATGGGCAAGGTGCTGATTACATCAACACCGGGTACGCGCGGGGCATGCCGGATTACGGAGGAGTTTGAGCGGCGGAGCGATCAGCGGCGCTTCCATGTTCTGATGCCGTGCTGTGGCTCGCTGGAGGTGCTGCGGTGGAGTGAGCACATGAAATGGGACCGGCCGGATGGTGAGGTGTGGTGTGAGTGTCCAGCATGCGGCGAGAGGGTGGGGCAGTATCACAAGACAGCCATGCTGACTGGTGCAGTGTGGCGCGCGAGCGTCAAGGGCGACGGGCTGACGGCCGGCTTCCACCTGCCTGGGTGGTATGCCCCGGCAGGGTGGACACCATGGGAACAGATCAGGGATGAGTTCTTGCGGGCAAAGGAGGATCCGTTGCTACTGAAGGGCTGGGTCAACAAAAGAGCAGCTGAGGCCTGGGAGGATGAGGCTGTAGCGAAGGTGAATGCCGATGGCCTGATGGCGAGGGTTGCGGAGGATAACTACCAGCCGGGGATGGTGCCTGATGGCGTGTTGTTGCTGCTGATGGCGGTTGATACGCAGGACACTTGGCTAGAGACAACAGTGTGGGGCTTTGGCGATGGTGACGAATGCTGGAAGATATGGCATCAGAAGGTAGAGGGCGGCCCTGCGGGTGATGAAGTGTGGAGGCAGGTTGACACGATCCGGCGAACGCTATGGCCGCGGGCGGATGGTGGTGAAATGACGGTGATGAGATGCGCGGTTGATACCGGCGGCCACTTTACGCATGAAGCGTATGAGTACTGCCGCCGGAATGCGGGCGAGGGTGTGGTGGCGATTAAGGGCGCCAAGGAGCGTACGGCACCAGCGCTAAACAAAGGCAGCAAGGTGGATGTGAACTACAAGGGCAAGACAATCAAGAACGGCGTAACGCTGTATCAGGTAGGTGGCCATACGTTGAAACGCACGATTTACGCACGCCTGAAGAAGATTGGCGGCGGCCCCGGCTCGATTCACTTTGATATGGGCACGGATGAGGCGTATTTGAAGGGTTTGACAGCTGAAAGGTTGATTCCGCGCACGGTTAAAGGCTTTCAGGTGCTGGATTGGCACAATCCGAGCGGTGCGCGAAATGAACCGCTTGACATTCTGGTGTATTGCTTGGGGATGCTGGAGCTAGTGAAGCGCCGGTATAACCGAGCGACGATGTGGGCGCAACTTGCAGCGCAGCTGGAGCAGAGCAAGCAACGCGGCAATGCGCCGACGACGGGTCGATTATCAGGATCTGGGCGGTTTCGCGTTTAGAATGTGAACATGGCAGGAATCACGCTAGAGCAGGCTACGGCGCGGCTTCAGGTCTACCTAGACGCTGAGGCAGCGATTTTGGCGCGGCAGGAGTACAGGATTGGCGATCGGTCTATGAAGTTTGCTGATCTGGCGGAGGTCCAGGCTGGCGTGGACATGTGGAATCGAAGGGTTGAGGAGCTGAGCAACCGCAGCAGCAACGGCGGTCGTGGCCGATCGTTTACTCCTACCCCGAGGTGGTGATGGGTCGAAAGAAGAACCAACGGGCGGGAGCCCTGCAGGAGATCAACCGACTTGCGCAAGGCCAGCCGATGGCGCTTGGCATGATGCAGGGTACGAGCCGAATGGCGGGTACGGCGCGTTTTGCTGGTTGGCGGCCACCACTGTTCGATGCTGACAGCGAAGCGCAGTATGAACTAAAGGATCTACGGGCGTTTAGTGGTGATTTAGTTCGTACGGCACCAGTTGCAAGCGGTGCGATACAGACCAGGGTTTCGCATATCGTTGGAACAGGCCTAGCGTTACAGAGCCGGGTTGATATTGATGAGCTTGGCATTGATGACGAACAAGCGAGCGCATGGCAATCGTTAGTTGAACGCCGGTTTCGGCTGTGGGCTGGATCACCGTTTGCAGATGCGATGGGTGAGCAATGCTTTTATGAGTTACAGGATTTAGTGGTTCGATCGCATGATGCACGGGGCGATGTATTCGTATTGTTGACACGAAAGCGCCGCAACGGCTGGCCATTTCAGTTGGCGATACAGGTTATTGAGGCTGATCGAGTCTGCAATCCTAACAACAGCATTAATACGGCAACGATGGTTGAGGGCGTGGAGCGTGGCGCTGATGGCGAGCCAGTGGCGATCCATGTAGCGAAGCATCATCCAGGCCGTCTGATACCGGGCAGCAATAATGAATGGAGGCGGATTCCAATTTATGGATCAGGCGGCCGGCGCAACGTGTTGCATCTGAAAAAGATGGACCGCCCCGGCCAGACCAGGGGAATGCCGATATTATCGCCGATTATTGCGACGATCAAGCAGCTTACGCGCTATAGCGACGCTGAGGTTGATGCTGCTGTGAATAGTGCAGCGATGGCGCTTTTTGCGACAATGGACAGCGAGGCGTTTAACGATATTTTGAGCGATGATGAAAGAGCCCAAGTATTGCAGACTGCATCGGCTTGGGATGGGAACTTAGATAGCGGGAAGGTTATTAACCTGATGCCCGGCGAGAGTATTATCAGCCCTACACCTGGACGGCCGAATCCGAACTTTGACCCATTCTTCGGCGCCATGTTGAACTTAGTGGCCATGGGTTTAGGGTTACCCAAGGAAGTGCTGGCCAAGAGCTTTAATGCCAGCTATTCGGCTAGCCGTGCAGCATTGATGGATGCATGGCGGTCGTGGAAGATTGAGCGTGCATGGCTGACGCGTCGGTTATGTCAGCCGGTGTATGAGGAATGGTTGGCGGATGCTGTCGCTGCCGGCATCATTCAAGCCGCTGGATTCTTTGCTGACCCGTTCATCCGGGCTGCTTGGTGTGGTTCCAACTGGAGTGGCGATGGTCCCGGCGCATTGGATCCGAAGAAAGAGGCGGAGGCGATTGCGTTGCGGACCTCTACTGGTGTTACCACGCTGGCAGAGGAGACTGTGGCGTATGACGGCGGCGATTGGGAAGCTAAGCACCGCCAGAGGGTGCGGGAGGCAGCAGATCGGCGTGCCGGGCAACTGGAGGATCAACCTGCAGCAGTATCGCCGGATGACGATTCAAACAATGATTAGACTGAAGCCATGACTGTTCTCGATGTTCTGAACTCGCCTTGGGCGATCACGCCCGACCGGCTGGAATCCATCCATGCGATCTATGCCGCACGGCTGCGGGGCGAAGATCCTGACCTAGCGGGGATTGAGGCTCGAATCGGCCGACCACTGCAGAATGACTCGCAGGGGTATGAAGTACGCGATGGCGCAGCCTTGGTGCCATTGCGCGGCGTGTTGGCGCAGCGGATGAATTTGATGTCCAACATCAGTGGCGGCACTAGCACGGAGCTATTCGCCCGCGACATCCGCCAAGCTGTTGAAGATCCTGCGGTGTCGTCCATCATCGTGATGGCAGATACGCCCGGCGGTGCAGTAGCAGGCACGCAGGCTGCGGCGGAGGTAGTGCGAAGTGTGCGGGGCGTCAAGCCGATCGCAACCTACGCCGAGGGGCTGATGGCTAGCGCTGGTGTATGGATCGGCACGGCGACTGATCTGGTAGTCCTGGCTGATGGTGCAACGCAGGTGGGAAGCATCGGTGTAGTGGCAACCCACACCGATGTATCACAGCGAGAGGAGCAACTGGGGATTAAGACCACTGAGATTGTGGCCGGACGATACAAGCGTGCGGCATCGCAGTATGGCCCGCTGACCGAGATGGGCCGCGAAACAATCCAGGAGCAGGTGGATTATCTCTATGGTCTGTTCGTTGCTGATGTGGCACAGAATCGTGGGGTGAGCGTTGAGACGGTGCTGGATAACATGGCTGATGGGCGGATGTTCATTGGCCAGCAAGCGGTTGATGCCGGAATTGCCGATGGTATCGGTACACTAGAAGGGTTGATAACCACCATGAATACCCGTGCCGCATCTACGGCGCGGCCCCTTACCCCCGTCCGTTCTATGAACCCGTCCGAACTTGCCGCCGAATGGGCGGCCGAGAATCCCGAGGCAGCGGCGGTGCTGCGTGCTGAGGGTCGCGTTGAAGGTGCGATTAGCGAGCGTGACCGCATCGCTGCAGTTCGCGCTCAGTCGCTGCCTGGCCATGAGGCCCTGATTGAGCAACTGGCCGCTGACGGCCACACCACCGGCCCCGAAGCCGCAATGGCGGTGGTTGCGGCTGAGAGCGCATTGCGGCAAGAGCAGGCCCAAAGCCGCGAAGATGATGCGATTGAGCCGGTAGCTTTTGCTCCTGCCCCCGAGGGATTGGAAGCACAAGCTGAGCCGCAATCGGCTGAGCTTGACCCCCAGGCACTGGCGGCCCGCGCTCGAAAGATCGTGGCTGAAGCCAAGGCCAGCGGTGAGACGATCACCGTACCCAACGCTGTGGCGCAAGCCCGGCGCGAACTCACCAACGCCTGAGGAGGGCTGACTAATGACCATGCGCAATCAAGGTTTGATCAAACCCTTCAACGCCGGAGCATCGGTAAACCCGAGCCGGTTTGTGAAGTTCGATTCGGATGATCGAACTGTGATTCAAGCCGCCGCCGCTGGTGATGCGGTGATCGGTGTGTCTGATTCCAACCCCAACGGCACCGCCGCCGCCACTGGTGAGCGTGTGGATGTTGTGCTTACTGACGTTGTTTCCGTCACGTATGGCGGCAACGTTACCCGTGGCCAGCTGGTGATTTCAAACGCCACTGGTCAGGCCATTGCTGCCACTGCTGCTGCAGGCACCAACGTGCGTGTTGCTGGTGTGGCGATGGTGTCCGGCGTATCCGGCGACCTTGGAGCTGTGCTCCTTAGCCCTGGCTCTTTCCAGGGGTGACCTATTCCACTGTTGACCCTTTGAGGATTGAACCATGGCAAACATGAATTTTCCATTTCCGATTCAGCAGGAGCTGACGGCAATCACGCTGGCGTACACCAATCGCAGCCTGATTGCTGACCTGGTGCTCCCCCGTACTCCCGTGCCTGCGCGTGAGTTCAAGTGGCTGCAGATGAACAAGGATCAGATGTTCACTGTGCCCGAGACGATGGTGGGCCGCAAAGGCCAACCCAATGAGGTTGAGTTTGGCGGCACTGAGGTGGCCGGTTTCGTCCGGGATTATGGCCTTGACGATGTGGTGCCCCAGGAGGATTTGGACAGCGCCCCTGCTGGCTACGATCCGTTGGGGACTGCTGTGACCGGCATCTCCGAACTGATCGCTTTGGACCGCGAAAAGCGGGTGGCTGATTTGGTGTTCGGCCTGAACACCTATCCTGCCGCCAATCGTGTGACGCTCAGCGGCACCAGCCAGTGGAGCGACTACACCAACTCCGATCCGTACACCGCAATCCAGACCGCCCTGGATGGGATGCTGATGCGGCCTAACATCGCCGTGATCGGTCGCTTGGCATTTTCCAAGCTGCGGGTACATCCCAAGATCACCGCCGCCCTGGCCCCCAGCACCACCGGCAACACCGCCACGGTGAACGCCCTAGGTGCTCCTGCGACTGCTCAAGCGATTGCGGACCTGCTGGAGCTGGATCAGATCATCATCGGCGAGGCTTTTATCAACACTGCCAAGCCGGGCCAGACTGCAACCCTCAGCCGCTGCTGGGGTAAGCACATGGCGTTCCTCCACCAGAATCCGGTGGCCACGATCCGCGGCAACGCCGTGACCTTTGGGTTTACGGCCGAGTACGGCAACCGGGTAGCCGGCAGCATTGCTGAGCCAAAGGTCGGCCTCCGCGGCGCTCAACGCGTCCGGGTGGGTGAAAGCGTGAACGAGCTGGTTGTAGCCTCCGACGTGGGCTACTTCTTCCAGAACGTGGTGGCCTGATGATGGCTAAGCATAAGGTGGTGATTGGCCCCGTCGAGCATGACGGGGTAGTTTACCAAGATGGTGACGATTTTTCACTGACGGAGGATGCCGCTGCATCATTACTGATGCTTGGTATTATTGAAGTAGTGGAAGGTCGCCGCAGCAAGGTGAGTGCCGATGCTGATTGAGGATCTATCGATCTTCTTGGCAGATTTTGCCAAGCCTGTTAGCGCTAATGGCGTTAGTGGGCTTGGCATTTTGGACGCACCTGGCGAGTATGTATCAGAAGGTCGAGCAATTTCTGATGAATATGTGCTGAGGGTAAAGACCAGTGAGTTTGGTTCGCTTGCTTACGGCAACAGCGTGACAGTAGACGGTCAGGCGTACACTGTAAGGGAGGCCCCATTGAAAATTGGCGATGGTGTGTTCTGCCTTGTGCTCCTGACGCTGGCAACGGTAGTTGAAACGATCATTACCACGCTTTCAGGCTTGAACATTACGACGCTGGCGGGGGATCCGCTGATCACGCTATGAGCACTACGATCACCGGGCTGCCGAATGCGACGACACCGCTCACCGGAACTGAGCGGGTGCCGATGGACCAGGCTGGTGCAACGAAGGATGCCAGCACGCAGGACATAGCGAACCTAGCACCGGGCACGGACCTCACCTACACCGCTGCTACGCGGACGCTAGCCAGCAGCACCGGCGCCGATGTGGTGCTGCCGGAGGCAACGATTGCCGATGCTGGCCTGCAGAGTGCAGCGGACAAGACGCGCATTGACCAGCTGGGGGAGAGTGATTCGCCGACATTTGCCGGGTTGACGATCACCGGCACTGCAGCGGTCAGCATTCCGCACATCCACGGCAGCATTGCGGGAAATCTGTATATCCATGTTCGCAATCTTAGCGGCGGCGAGCTGGTTGCTGGGACTGCAGTTTATGCGCTCGGTACGGTAGGCGATACCGATAGGGTGCAGGTGTCAGCGTGTGATCCAACGAATCCGGCAAAGATGCCGGCGATTGGGTTACTAGAGACGACGCTAGCGAACAATGGTGACGGCAATGCAGTTGTAGTGGGCGAACTGCGGCCGTTCAATACTGCAGGATTCACGATCGGCGACCAACTGTACGTTGGTGCCGGCGGTGCGCCGACTGCGACGGTACCGGCTAGCGGCGAGGTGCAAAGCATCGGGTCGATTGTGCGGGTAAACAGCGAAACCGGCACGGTGCTGGTTGAGATCAGCGCAGCGTTGGCGAAGGTGGCGGTCAGTGGATCGTACGCGGACCTGCTGGATGCTCCTACGGTGCCAGCTCCTGCTGATGCGACACCACAACCGCTAGGCACTGCTGCGATCGGCGCAAGTGCTGATTATGCACGCGAGGATCATGTCCATGCGATGCCGACCGCGGGCGATGTAGGCGCGGCGCTTGCGGGTGCAATCGGCAGCAGTGGCCTGACGATGGGCGCCGGCCTGCTGGGCCGTGAGACCGGCACAGGTGCGATCGGTACCTTCACGATCGGCAGCGGCCTGGCCGTGGTTGGCGGTGCGCTGGTGGTCACGGCCGGCGGGACGGGCACGGTGACGAGCGTGGGCCTGACGGTACCTACGGGGCTGACGGTGAGCGGTTCGCCTATCACCACGTCCGGCACGCTGGCGATCAGCCTCGCTGCGGGCTACAGCATCCCGACAACAGCAAGCCAGGGCAACTGGGACACGGCCTACAGCGAGCGGTTGCAGTGGGATGGTGGATCGACGGGTCTTGATGCTGGCACGGGGCGCACTAGCCTAGGGCTCGGCGGCGCTGCGGTGCTGGATGTTGGCACCACGGCTGGCACTGTTGCGGCTGGCAATGACGGTAGGTTCACGACCAATCTTTCGTTTGATATTGCGACCCGAACTTTAACCAGTTCGACTGGTAACAGTGTCCAGCTGCCTGTGGCTACCATAAGCCAACAAGGGTTCATGTCAATAGCCGACAAAGTTAAGATTAACGGCATAGCTGAAGGCGCAACAGCAAACCAGACAGATGCTTATTTGCTAAGTCGTGAGAATCATACTGGCTCGCAACTTGCTAGCACAATCAGCGATTTTAACGCATCAGCAAGGGATCAAACAGCGTTACAGCTTGTTGCTGGTTCCAATATTACGCTAACGCCTAGCGGTACGGGTGGAACGCAAACACTGACGATCGCTGCAGCTGGGAGTGGTGGTGTTGCCGATGGCGACAAAGGCGATATTACGGTTAGCGCATCAGGTGCAACATGGACGATTGATAATGGTGTTGTTAGCACCGCAAAGCTAGGCGGCGACATTACCACAGCTGGCAAGGCTTTGCTAGATGATGCTGATGCAGCAGCGCAGCGGACGACACTGGGGCTTGGCGGCGCGGCTGTTCTAAACGTCGGTACTACGGCCGGCACTGTTGCAGCGGGTGATGATGCGCGGTTCCATGATGCGGTAACGCTCGGGGCCAGCGTTGCGGACGTGCTGGACCTTACGGGTCAGGTAATCGGTGCTGATGATCCTGGCGCGGATCGCATCCTGTTCTGGGATGATTCAGAGGGCAAGCTACGATACCTTGCGCTAGGTGGCGGGCTTGTAATTGACGGTACGACGCTAACGGTACCGGTTGAGATCGGCCTAGCCTGCAGCGATGAGACGACGGCTCTGACGACTGGCGCCGGGAAGGTTACGTTTAGGATGCCGTATGCCATGGAGTTGACGGCGGTGCGGGCAAGCGTGACGACAGCACCTACCGGATCCACGCTGGTGGTGGACATCAACGAAGGCGGCACGTCGGTATTGAGCACCAAGCTCAGCATTGACGCAGGAGAGAAGACCAGCACCACGGCTGCAGTACCAGCGGTGATCAGTGACACCAGCCTGGCTGATGATGCTGAGATCACGATTGATATAGCCCAAATCGGCGCCACGATTGCAGGCACTGGCCTTAAGGTCTGGCTGATCGGGAGGCGGGCATGAGCTTTCTGATTAATCCTTATGCGTTTGCGGCGCCTGTCGGGCCAACTGACCCATACTTCGCCAATGTCTCCCTGCTGCTCCACGGCGATGGCGCAAACGGCAGCACAACCATCGTGGACAGCAGCCCGTCGCCTAAGACGGTGACGGCTTTTGGCAACGCGCAAATCAGTACGGCTCAAAGCAAGTTTGGTGGCAGCAGTCTGCTTTGCGGCGCTGGAGCATCGGCTGGTTATTTCACGACTCCTTTAACAAGTGACTTTCAGTTTGGAACTGGAGATTTTACTTTTGAGGCGTGGCTTTATCCAACGGCTACTGGTGGCTTCAAAACTGCTCTCTGTAACTACACCACTTTTAACACAAGCGCCTTCCTCTTAAGTAGATCCGTAGCAGCAGATACCACAAAATGGTCATTTACAAGCGGAGCATATCCTCCAACCTTGAAAAGCACGACAAACGCTGTTGACAATGTTTGGACTTTTATTGCAGTAGTGCGTAGTGGAAGCACTATAACACTATTTGTAAACGGAATACCGGAAGGCAGCATAACCAGTTCATTTTCCGCGAACGGCAATGGCCCTAGTCTTTGGATTGGTGCAGCAGGAGACACCCCCCTTAGCACCTATTTTTCCGGCTACATAGATGAGCTCCGCATAACGAAAGGAATCGCCCGCTATCAATCGGCGTTCACCCCGCCGACCGCACCGTTCCCCGACGCATAATGACCCGCCTTCTCTACAACCAGCAGACCGGCATCCTGTCGGCCTATCCCCGGCCTGATGATGAGCCTGTGCAAGGCCTCGACCGCGACACCTACCGTGTGGTGGAGCTGGTGCAGCAGCCGGCGCCCGAGTATGACGCCTCTACTCATCGCCTGCAGCAGACCGAGGCTTACGACTGGCTGCCCGATGCGCCAGACGCCACGGGCCTTGATGGCACGCTGACCCGTGGGTGGGAGCTGGTGCCGCTGCCGCCGCCCCCACCGCCGGAGCCTGCCCAAGATTGGCTGGGCTTCGCCGGCTGGCTCTATCAGTACCCGCCGATCATGCAGGGCATGGCCGCCGCCCGGCAGTCAACCGACCCGCAGGGGGAGCCCGCAACCACCGGCCTACCGGCTGCGATGGATGAAGCACGCCTTAGGCAGAATTACCCAGCGTTTGCGCTCAGCTGGGGTCAGTTCCTGCTGGCCAGCGGCTTGGCGGCAGAATCAATCAGCGCGATCGTGGCGAAAGCTGCAGCATGCAACCTGCCGGATGAGTTCATCCAATCGCTGGCGCCAACCTTGATCCGCGCCCGCAATGAGGACGGCACCTTCAAGGCCGACGATCCGGCCACGCCTGAAGTCAACGAAGCCTGGGAGCTTGGCTGATGCTTTACCGCGAACAGATCATGTCCGCTGTAGCTGCCACGCTGGCCGGCACAGTACAGGTCGGCAGCCGCATCTGGCGCAGCAGGGTGGAAGCACTCAGCCGCGCCGAAGCACCGGCGATCATCGTTTCGCCTGGTGTGAACCGCACCAACGAACCGGAGCGAACTGGCCAGCTGAGCATGTGCAAGCTGGATCATCGGCTGATGATCGCCGTTGCCGTCTATGTGCGAGGCAGCATCCCCGATCAGCTGGCGGCACCGATTGAGGAAGACCTGCACAAAAAGCTGATGGCTGACCGATCGCTAGGCGGGCTGACGATGGATTTGATCTATCTACGAACGACGCCTGAGATGGACATGGCAGACGAAAATTCAGGTTTCATGGTCTGCGAGTACATGGCCACATACCGCACGGCCGTAGATGATCTTGGACTGCCGTAGACTGAGGAGGTACAAGGCTATGGCCATGGACATTTTCGATGATGAGTTTGCCGGAATGGGCGGCACCTATGAAATCGTGAAAGGCAAGCGCCGGCTTGTGCCGGGCAGCCGCACGATGCCGCCCGAGGCTGCTGTTGTCATCGAAGAGCCCGTGGCTGCGCCTATGCCTACCCCTGCTCCTGCTGCTGAGGATTGATCGATGCCGTTGCTGTCTCGTAAGCGCGTCATCGCGCTCAAGGCTGAATCTACCTACGGGTCCATCCCGTCGCCTGCACCTACCACGACCGACTGCGTGTTGGTTCGGGATCTCAATATTCAGCCGGCGAACACCACGATGGTGAGCCGTGATCTGATCCGGCCCTTCCTTGGCGCCAGCGAGCAGCTGCCCGCCAATACCCAGGTTGTCGTCACCTTCTCGGTGGAACTGGCCGGCAGCGGCACCGCTGGCACCGCCCCGCGCTATGACGCAGCGCTGAAAGCCTGCAGCATGTCTGGCACCGTGGCCGCCGGGACCAGTGTTACCTACATCCCGATCAGCACCGATCCCACTTCGATCACCATTCTCTACAACGTGGATGGTGTCTTGCATACCGTGACCGGCTGCCGCGGATCGTTCGTGGTCAACGGTACCGTAGGCGAATTCCCAACGATTGACTTTACCTTCACTGGTATCTTCAACCCCGTTACCGATACCGCTGCTCTGGTGCCGAGCTACGGCGCACAGGCTACGCCGCTGGTATTCAAGCTGGGCAACACCAGCGCGATGCAGCTGCACAGCTTTGCCGGATGCTTCAGCTCGGTCAGCTTCGACCTTGGCAACACGCTTGTGTACCGGGAACTGGTGGGCTGCTCTAAGCAGGTGCTGATCACCGATCGCAGCTCGACCGGTACGGTGGTTCTGGAAGCGCCCACCATGGCACAGAAGAACTACTTTACCAACATCGACGCTGGCACCACCGGGAACCTTACGTTCCTGCATGGCACCACCGCCGGCAACCGGGTGACCTTGACCGCGCCGACCACCAGCCTCACTTCGGTGGCATACGAAGATCAGGACAGCATCCATATGCTGAACTGCGGCTACACTGCAGTGGCAGCCAGCGCGGCTGTCCCTGAAGTGTCCCTTGTGTTCTCCTGATGTCGTTCGTTATTGATCAGCAACCGTCCTACCGCTGGCCGGTTGCTGTTGAGTTCCCGATTGATGGCGGCAAGTTTCAGCGCCAGACCTTTGACGCTGATATGAAGCGCCTGTCACAGGATCGCATCGGCGAGATCTGGGAGCTGATCAAAACCGAGGAACTGAACGACCGCGACCTGTGCCGCGAGATCTTGCTGGGATGGGACGGCATCACCGACACCAAAGGCGACCCGGTACCATTCTCAGAGAAGGCCCGTGATCAACTGTTGAATGTGCAGTTGGTTGCTAGCGCGATCGTGCAGGCGTGGATTGATTCGCTGGGAAAGCGGAAGCGCTGAACTTACAGGAAGCCGGCCGATGGTGGGCCACAGGCGGCAAAGTCGCTGATGATGGGAAGGCTGCGGCAGATGATGCAGCAGCCTTTGGCATCGTGGTGGATGATGCCGAGCCGGAACCGGATCCTGAATTCAAAGTGTGGCCCGAGAACTGGGACGCGATCTGTCTATTCCTAGCCATGCAATCACAGTGGCGGCACAGTACCGGCGGCATTGCAGGGCTGGACTACAGCGTGCTGCCGATCGTTGCTGCAGGGCTAGGCTTACGGTGGCGTGAGCAGTTTGAGAAGCTCCAGGTCGTGGAGTTTGCAGCGCTGCAAGCATTGCACGAGAAGCGGTAAACTAGGCTATGGCGCTGAATCTTGACACCGCAATCAGGCTCACTGCGCAGGTGCAGGGGGCGAACAATATCCGCGGGATCGCCACGAACCTGCAGCAGCTGAACAGCACCGCGCAGCTAAGCGGTCGCCAGCTCGACAAGCTCTATACCGAAACTCAACGGTTTGCGGCAGCAGCCGGGAATAGCATCAACGCAATCCGCCAGCAACGGCAGGCGTTGATGACGCTGCGTGATGCGGCGGATCCGGCGAGCCGGCAATTCCAGCTGCTGACGCAAGATATTGGCCGGCTTGAAGCCCAGCTACGGGAAGTTGAGGCCACCGCATCGGCATCAGCGCTGGCCGCTGCCTTGCGGTCGAATGCTGCTGGCGCACAGGTCAGCATGGTTTCGTTCGCTGGCCTGACGGCAAGTTCCAGCGCTGTGGCAGCTGCGTTGCAGCGGATGGGCGTGAGCAGCACCGAAGCGCAACGAATGGTGCAGGGGCTACAGGGCCAGATGGAGCAGGCGACGGTATCAGCGCAAAAGCTGAACCTGACCCTGAACCAAGCACTGGGCAGCACGGCTGAGAAGGCTACTAGGCAGATCAACATGATGCGCCAAGCGCTGGCGCAGCAGAAGATCGGATCGGATGAATACCTTGCCACGTTGGTAAGGATCAACGAGGCCGAAGCCGTGATGGCAGCCCGTACTGGTCGTGCTGGTGTGATCGCCGCTGCAAGGGCCTATTCAGGTCCGACTATGACCAGCGGATTCGGCAGCGAGGCTAGGTTGCCGGGCCTGCCAAACACGATGGCGGCTGATATGCAGCGCGTGTCGGAGTTGACGGCACGCATCCGCAATCTTGACAGGGCGACGGATGAATACCGCAACTCATTGCGCGAGCTTGAGGTAGTACAAGCGCGGTTGAATGCGCAGCCATTGCGGTTGGACTTCAGGGGCGCTGCCGGTAGCGCTGCTGGTGCGCTGGCAATGGGCGGCGGCCCTGGCGCTGCGATTGGTGCGTTCGGCGGCTCGCTGGCTGCAGCAGGCGGCCCGGCTGGTATTGCAGCGGCGGCAGGGTTAGCGGCTACTGCTGGCCTGACGGTGCAAAGCGTAGGCAATGCACTGGCGCTGGAGGAGCAGTCGCGCCGGCTGCGGGTGATGACCGAGGATTCGGCCGCGCTGCAGGCTGGCATTATCGCGCTGGTGCGTGAACAGGGCCACCTGACCAGTACGACTGAGGCAACAGCGGCAGCGTATGAAATCCTGCAAGCTGGGTTTGAGAAAACTGAAGATGTGGTATCGGTATTGCGTGCGTCTACGTTAGGCGCAACGGCTGGCTTTACGGATGTGAAGACGGTCGCGGATGCGTTGACTTCCGTTATTAACGGCTATGGGTTTAGCACATCTCAGGCTAGCCGTTTGGTTGATCAGATGAAGGCGGCAACGGATGACGGCAAGATCAGTATGGAGCAATATGCCCAGTCAATCGGCCGTGTGATTCCATCTGCTGCAGCGGCAGGCGTCAGCTTTGAGAACATAAATGCTTTCGTGAGTGCTCTCACGGCTCAAGGTGTGCCGGTTGAGTCTACGTTTGCAGGTATAAACCAAGTCATTAAATCAATTATCAAGCCAACCAAAGAGGCAGCTCAGTTAGCCGAGCAATTAGGGCTTGAGTTTAATGCGCAAGCACTGGCCTCTAAAGATTTAGCCGGTTTCTTGGCTGAAGTTGCGGCAAAAACCGGAAACAGTACAGATAAGCTGAGCATTTTGTTTTCCGATATTGATGGCTACAAGGCCGTTGTATCTGTCCTGAATGACGACCTTGTAAAGGTCAACAAGTCGCTAGACAATCAAGCCACCGCATTTGGTCGCAGCGCAGATGCCGCAAAGACCGCTATTGATCCAATCAAACAGTTTGATAATGCATGGAAGGATCTAAGCGCAACGCTGGGTCAAACAGTACTGCCTGCGATCACCGAGACGATAAAAGGCCTTACGGCATTGATCCAGAAAATGGCCGGGATGGATCAGATCTCTACGCTGCAACGCCAGTTGCAGTATGCGTTGCCACAGCAAGAGCGGCAAGAATTGTATAACGAAGCGATAAACAGAGCCAAGCAGATTGCACGATTGAGAGGGCAGGAGAATCAACCGCTTAGGGTAAACGAGCTGCGAAACCAGATCTACGCTGATTTGCTACGTGACTTTGGCTACCGCAGCGGTGCCATGGAAGCGCCGGTTGGGAGTATTGCAGCAGCTGCCGGGCAGACTGCGGCTGCCCCTAAGACTTCTGCAGAGATCAGAGCAAGTGAGATTGCAAAGAGGCTCTCCGCTGGCTCAGATGACACAGCCGACAAGGCCGCAAAGGAAGCCGAGAGGCAGGCTAAGAAGCTGGCCGACCACCAACGCCGGATCAACGAAGAACTAGCCCAGCGAGCGCAGCAGCTGGCGGTGCAGCGGTATCAGAACGAGATGGATATGCAAGACACCTTGCATCGTCTGAGCATGCAGCAGATCGAGGAGGAACGGCAGGCGCGACGTGGGTTGATCGAAGCGCGTGCTGATCTGGCGATTGCGCAGGCGCCCGAGAGCGAGCGTTGGCTGCTGGAGTTCCGCCGCAATCTGATCAACGTTCACACCAGCACGACCGATGCAATCCTTGAGCAGGAGCGCAAGATTGCCGACAAGCGGCAGGAGTTGGCCCGTGCCGAGGCCCGGCTGCGGCTGGCGGAGATGAATGAGCGGACGCAGGTGATTCGTACTGAAATGCCGCGGGCGGCTATGTCGGGCATCATCGCCCGCACCGGCAACACCGGCCAGAGCACCGGCCCACACCTTGATGCGCGGTGGGCAGATCGCCGGCCGATTACCGCTGCAGATGTTGACCGCTACCTACGGGTCAACGGTCGTACGCCTAGCTCGTTTGGTGTTACCAGCGGCTACGGCCCGCGCAATCTGTTCGGCCGTAGCTTCCACGCTGGCGTGGACTTCGGCACGCCTGCCGGCAGCCAGATCTCCCTGGTGAATGGCGCCAAGATGCTCCGCGACCTTGGCAATACCGGCGCCGGTGGCTATGCGATTGAGATCATGACCGCACAGGGTCCGATGCGGTTGCTGCACCTACAGGCAGGCTCTGCCCGTGCTGGTGCTGCCCCTGCCGCTGCACCCGGCGGCGAGATGGTCACGACCCTGCCACCTAGCCAGGCTGGCCGCGAGGCTGCACAGGGCGAGATCAGCAGGGTAAGGGCTGAGCTGGAAGCAGCAGAGCAAGGGCTAGCCAAGCTCCGCACGATCGCCAGCCAAACCGGCGCCGCCCAACTGGGCACCGTGATGGTGAAGCAGATTCAAGACATCACCCAACCGCTGGATCAGTTGGCAAAGTCTGCCGGTGATCGGCTGGCGTTTGAGCGTGAGTATGGCGAGCTGCTGCGGACTGGTATCAATCCAGAGCTGGCGCGTGAGTTTGTCGAGATCAACAAGATTGCAGATCAGCGCTCGAATATGCTGCGCGAATTGGCGGTTGAGCTAGAGAAGCGGTCGCAGATGGCGCATCTGACGACTGAAGAAAAGAACGTCTACATCGAACAGGCAAAGGTTGCCCGTGATCTGTTGTCGTCGCAGACGCAGCAAGTTGACAAGATCAAAGAAGAACTAGAGCTACAGCAAGAGATCACCCGGCAGCGCAGCCTGCAGCAGGACATGCGGATTGGCCAAGGCGCCCGTGAGGGCGTGGAGGGATACATTCAGTCAATCGGGACCATGCGCGAAGCGACCGCTCAGCTGACGCAGGAGGGCATCAGAGGGCTTGAGGATCAGTTGGTCAGCCTGGCCACCACCGGGAAGGCCAACTTCCAGGAGTTTGCCGTGTCGGTGTTGACCGCCACGGCGCGGATGATCATTCAGCAGATGGTGCTAGGCACGATCCTGCGTGCCCTAAGCGGCATCGGTGGCGGCGGCTCGCAGTTTGCGCAGAGCTTCCAGATGCCTAGCGCTGGGTTCCTAACCAGCGGATTCAGTTTCGCCGGCGGCGGCTACACCGGCAACGCACCACGCAGCGGCGGGCTTGATGGTCAGGGCGGCTTCCTGGCGATGCTCCACCCGCGCGAGACGGTGGTCGATCACCACAAAGGCCAGGCCACCGCTGCAGGGCCTACCTATGTGACGGTCAACGTGAACACGACCACGGGCGAAACGCAGAGCACCGCAACCGATAGCGACCGGCGACGGCTGGGGCAGGACATCGCTCAGGTTGTGGATGCGAGGATTGTGCATCATCGCCGCCCCGGTGGGCTGCTCAATCCATCGCGCAGGAACTGATGGCTACGTTCTACTTCACGCCCGACTTCGGGCTAGATGAGCAGCACGAACCGCGGATCCTGCGCACCGCCATGGGTGATGGGTATGAACAGCGGTTGGCGTTTGGATTGCAGACCCAGCCGGTGGTGTTGAATCTGTCGTTCGTGAACCGCTCACTGGCGGAAGCG